GTAGTATACAATAGTATTACTAATCATAAGTATACTGATCCTGGTACATATACTGTAAATATTATTTTTGAACTTAGTGAAGCAGATTATTTGTACTATACTCTAAAATTCAAATAACTCTTACTGATTAGCAATATAGTAATAAATACTACTAAGGAGTCATATATGCCGATTCAAGCAATGATGAAAAATGGTCAGCGATATTATCGTTGGGGAGATAGTGGTAAATGGTACCCAACTAGGCAGCAAGCCGAAGAACAAGCACGTGCGGCATATGCCAGCGGCTATAAAGAAAAGAAGGATAACAATGACAAAAAATAGATATGTTATTGCCGAAGGCTCAGACGGCACATTTTGGGTTAGTTTACAACCATTGATTATGGATATACAAGAGCGTAGAGATCATGCTCGTCAACATAGCACAGAATCTACAGTATACGCAATGGAAAGCGTACATGCTTTTTTACATGCTTTACTAAGTGAGGCATTATCAGCAAAATATCAACGTCAGCGTGAACGCGATACAGAATTACCCTATAAGGATACATTACAATGAAACTATTACACTGGATAGTTATGTGGAATTTACGTAGACTACAACGCGAATTAGTCAAACAACGTAATTTACATAATAAAATTTGTAAGAATCAAAATTGCGTAGGTCATATTATATGAAAACACTGATAGATCGTGTAGATACTACTAATGTACGTACACTAGATCATATGATTGCTGAACTGAGTCCTCATATGAACTACTTGGAAATTGACAGAGCAGTAGATTTATTGAATACACTGGCTACTAGTAAATTTGACGTAAATCTTACTGTTGACGATGCTAGCAGTCAATTGAAATTATTGTTTGGTTCAGAGAGATATGAACAAATCAAATATCACTGGAGTGTAAAAAATCAACATTTGATACCTAATGGTAAGAAAAAATACTATCGTATTAGCGATGGTACTATTTGGGATGGATTAGATCCCGAAGATGATCCTAGTGATTATAACGTTATATACATGTAATAATATGCTAAAAGATTCTGATATAGAAAATACTGTTACTGAACAAAGTACAGTAAAGCCACGAGGTCCATATAAAGTAAAAAGTCCTAGTAGAGGTGGTCCTAGACCTAATGCTGGGCGCAAACCAGGTTCAAAACAAAAAATCAGCGCACTTCAATTACTAGATGCCGTTCAAACTGTTACTGGTAAAGAATTTGCTATGCTAGTTGCTGAGCAATTACAAGCAGCAATCATTAGCAAAGACAATAGATTAGTCAAAGATTATCTAGACATGATTGGTAAGAAAGCAATTGCTGATTTACAGGAAACTGATATTACCAGTGGTGGTGAAGCATTAGCAGCGCAATTTAGTTTTGTACCTGCCGAACTAAGTGATTGGGCTGCTAAAAAATGAATCCAGTATATAGTTCAGAAGATAATAGTTACTCGTTTAGACAATTTAGCGCTAAGTTTGATTTTAGAGGTCCAATTACTAATCTTTATGGTCTTATGGTCACTAGAGATAACATTGCTGATCAATTACAACATTACGAAGAAAAAATAAAACAAGCAAGAAGCGAGATTCCAGAAGAAATTATACAATTATTTGACAAAGAAATGCTAGTAGAACGCCTAAAACGATGACAGATATCACACTATATGGAGAACAATATAATATACTTGATGATTGGCTAAACACCGATCTCAACTGTATGGATATTGTTCCTGTTGGTAGTGGTAAAACGTTTCTTGCTAGCATAGCATTGCCTATTATGGCAACTAATAGCAAATATCATAAGGGCAAGGATATCATTTACAGTGCTCCTACTGGTGCTATGATCAAAAGTCTTATTTGGGAACCACTAAAACGCAGTTGTATAAATCATTTTGGTTTAGTAGATGGTCGCGATATCAATAATACAGAACTAACTATTAGATTCAAAAATAATGTATTCATTAGATGTAAAAGTGCTGAGCAACGTGAAAATTTACGCGGTCTAAACGTAGGTTGTTGGATTGCTGACGAAGCAGCATTGTATACAGCAGATACCTTACAAGAAATAACAAACAGACTACGACCACGTGTAGGTTCACCAGATACTGCCGGTAGATTGATTATTATTTCAACACCGCATGGAAACGGTCCACTATATGACTTATTCGCTATTGCTCGATCACAACCTAATCGCTGGATTGTCAGACACTATAACTACGAACAAATGCGTAGTGGTAATTTAGAGTTTATACTAAATCAAAAACAAATATTGAGTCCGCTAAAGTTTGCTCAAGATTATCTGTGTAGTTGGGAAAGCGTACAGGATCAATTCTTTTACGCATGGAATAGTAAGTACATTGCTGAAACTAAAGATTTTGGTGGAGATTTATATTGCTTTCAAGACTTCAATAAACGAGTTATGAATGCTGTTATAGCGCAAGTTATAAAACCAGGAAAGTTAGACGGACGTATAGAAGTACTAAAGTCCTATAGTATAAAAGACTGTGGTACCGAACAATTAGCGCAGACTATTAGACAGGATTATAAACAACGTAATATATTTTCTGTAATTGACATGAGTGGTACTCAGGTAAATCGTGATACTACTAGTCCATTTGGTGTGACTGATAGAACTATATTAGAAAAATATGGTTTTACTATTGTCAATAATAAAAAAATAAATCCACTGATTGCTGATACAGATAATAGTAGTAATGCTTTTATAGCACGTGGTGGTTTAGTAGTTCCACCACAGGAAACAAAAGTAATTGAAGCACTAAACAGTTATCATTACGAAGATAATAGTAGAAAAAAACTATCTAAAAGCACTGAGCAAGCCTGGGCACATATTGACGGCTTAGGTGACGCATTACGTTATGGTATACATCATTTATTCCCTGTAGTATATCAAGTGCCTGGTATGCCTGATTATATGAGTGATAAAGTAGTGCCAAGACCTGGTAGTGAATATCTAAAACAAAGTCCACTGTTTCCCGGTGGTCCTAGTCTAGAAGAATTATTAGGTTCCAATGAGCATATCAATAACGATTATATGGAATACTAATAAATATATAATAAGGACAACTATATTATGAAAACTTCAGTGTTGCTGCGTAAATGCGCCACTTATAGTGCCATTGAAGGCACTATGCGCGATTATCAATATGCTTATCTAGGTGGCATGGCCTTCAAAAATAGAGTTAGAAAAAAGCGTCCAAGCGAAGATGAAAAATTACATTATGATGTAGTTGCTAATACAGCAGCAATGCCTATTGCTAGATATATTGTTGATACTATCAATGACACAGTATTTTCTCAGCAAATTGACAGAGATTTAGAGTTTACTACACCTGAAGGTTTGGAAATTGAAAATGAAAGTCTAACTGATTGGACTGAATTAGTACTATATGATGCCGATTTGAACAATCGTAGTATGAATCAGGTTATGGAACAAATTGGTGAACTTACTAGTATTTTTGGTCATTGTTGGGTATTTGTTGATATGAACAGTGCCGAGCAGGGCAATAGTTATCGTCCTTATGTTGTACCTGCTAGTCCGCTAATGATTTGGGATTGGCAATTTACAACTGTCAATGGCAGATATTTACCTAGTTATGTAAAAGTATTAGAGTATGAAGATGCGTATTGCTATTACATCAAAGTATATTATCTAGGCACAAAAACAGAACCTAGTCGCTGGGAAGCATATAAAATTGACAAATTAGCAAATGTTGATAGTGAAGTAGCACCATATAATACTGGCACATTTCCATTAGGCATGGCCATACCGGCATTTATAGCATTTACGCGCAGAGATACTAGATTTCATGATTTAGGTGTCAGTGATATTGACAGTGCCAGTGATGTACAGCGTGAAGTTTATAAATTAGAAACAGAAGCATATCAAAGTATACAATTTGCTAAAACAATTGTACGTGCTAGTCCTAATATCAAAGTACCTGCTTATGCTGGCGCTATTGTGCGCGGTCAACAGGGCGACATTGAAACCTTTAGTATTGATACAACTGATGTTGAACGTGTAATC